GAGAAGAAAGAATTATTGCACAATAAGTTCTAGTATTCTATTTCGTAATTGGGGGCTTCGCGGATAGACCGCGCAAGGTTTCTGTGAACCTTAATCACTGCAAGGTATATGCAATGTATAAAGATGAAAAAGTAACTGACGATAAAGTAGCAACTCAGTTACCAGAACCAAAAGGCTACAAAGTTCTTATTAGCACTGTTGAGGTTAATGAGAAGACCGAAGGCGGGGTGTATATGCCTGACCAACTTAGGCAGGCAGAAGAAACCGCTTCTATCATAGGGTTTGTGCTTAAAACTGGCCCTGATGCGTATTCTGATAAAGACAGATTTCCAAATGGAGCCTACTGCAAAGAAGGTGATTTTGTAATCTTTAGATCTTATTCAGGAACTAGATTTAAAATACATGGGAAAGAGTTTCGTTTAGTAAACGATGATACTATTGAAGCTGTTGTTGAAGATCCACGGGGGTACACACGGGTATGAATAACTTGGCAGATAAACCAGAGCTTACAGAACAAGATCTTGAAAACGAATCACCTGAAACACAAGATGTTGCGGATGATTCGTTTGAAATAGAAGTGTCTGACGACACTCCTGAAGAAGAGAAACCACGTTTGGCAGAAGATAGAGAGCCAGAAGTGCCTTCTGACGATGAGATAGATAAATATTCTGTCGGGGTTCAAAAGCGTATAAATAAGTTAAAATTTGAAGCGCAAGAGCAAGAACGGCAAAAACTTGAGGCCCACAGGCTACAAGAAGAGGCTTTGCGGTATGCTCAACAGGTTAAATCTGAAAACGAGCAGCTACGAAAAAACCTTGATGCGGGTGAAGAAACCCTTATTGGGCAGGCTAAAGGGCGTATCGAAGCGCAACTAGACAAGGCTAAATCTGCATATAAAGCTGCATATGAGTCAGGAGATCCTGATGCTTTAATAGAAGCGCAAGAGCAATTAACTACCTTAAAAGTAGAAGCTGATAGGGTAAATAATTATAAACCGCAGGTTAGAACCGCGCCGCAGCAGCAGCCGCAGTATGCTCAACCTACCCCGCAAGCTAATAAACCTGATGTAAAAGCTCTTGAGTGGGGGAAAAAGAACACTTGGTTTGAAAATCCTGAAACTCCTGAGATGACAGGCTTTGCATACGGGATACACCAAAAGCTCGTACAATCAGGGATTGATCCAAGAAGCGATTCCTATTATGATGAAATAGACAAGGCTATGAGAAAAGCCTTTCCAGATAAGTTTGACGATGGGCAAATAGAGGAAGAAGCACCCCAACGTCAATCCAGCTCCGTGGTTGCTGCACCGTCAAGAACGACTAAAAAGCCACGCACAGTGCGATTAACCTCGACGCAAGCCTCTCTCGCCAAGCGGCTTGGTATCTCGAATGAGCAATATGTGGCGCAAATGTTGAAGGATCAATCCAAATGAGTAACAGAACCTCACGCAGCAATGATGACCGCGAAGCGGTCAAACGTAAAGTGTCATGGGAAAGACCGACAATGTTACCGAACCCCGAACCTCGCGCTGGCATTAGCTATCGTTGGATTCGCACTTCTACTTTGGGTAATACGGATAACAAAAATGTCTCTTCCAGATTTCGTGAAGGTTGGACACCTGTTCGTAAAGAGGATCATCCAAACCTTCAAATCGTGTCCGACATTGATTCAAGATTTCAAGACGGCATTGAGGTAGGTGGTTTATTGCTATGTCAAAACGCCACTGAACAAGTTGAGGCTAGGGTTGAAAAGCAGTTAGATATGGCACATAGCCAGATGGAAGCTGTAGACAATTCCTACCTAAAACAATCAGATCCGCGTATGCCTGTTCTAGCTCCAGAACGTAGTACGCGATCTTCGTTTGGTAAGTAGTCTGTAATAGGGTGCTTGCTAGTTTGTAAACTTAGATGACAGGAGGGCCTTATGGCTACTACATCTAATCCTTACGGTTTGCGCCCATTAAATAAAGTTGGGGGCACTGCTTATGCAGGTGCTACTATCCAGCTTCCTATTGCTAGTGGGTATGCTACCGGAATCTTCTACGGAGACATCGTTGCTGTTGTCGCCGCTGGAACGATTGAAAAAATGGGCGCAGTCGGAACTAATGCTGCGCCTTTCACTGCTGGCACTATCGGTGTATTCATGGGTTGTTCTTACACAGACTCAACTCAAGGGTTCATTCAGCGTCAGTCTTGGCCCGCTGGTCAAGTAGCATCAGACGCTCAGGCGTATATTGTTGATGATCCAACTGTTCGTTTTCAAATTCAAGCTGATGGTCAAGTGCCTCAAGCTGATTTGCATCAGAACATGGCGATCAATCAAAATGCTGGAAGCACCTTTGATGGTAACTCTGGTATCTCTCTAGATATCGCCACTAAAAACACAACCGACACAATTGCCTTTAAGATTGTTGGTTTTGTTGATGCGCCCGGCTCAACAGTAAATGATGCGTTTACTGATGTGATCGTTAAGTTTAACCCCAAGTCCCATTCGATGACGAATGGTACTGGTATTTAAGGAGTATAAACAATGGCTATTTCTCGCGCCCAGCTCCTTAAAGAGCTATTACCCGGTCTGAATGCTTTGTTTGGTATCGAATATGGTAGATACGAAGATGAACATGCAGAAATTTATGAAACTGAATCATCAGAGCGTAGCTTTGAAGAGGAAGTTAAATTGTCTGGCTTTGGTGCAGCTCCCGTAAAAGCGGAAGGTTCTGCCATCTCATATGACAACGCACAGGAATCATTCACTGCGCGTTACAACCATGAGACTGTTGCGATGGGTTTCTCCATCACAGAAGAAGCTATGGAAGACAATCTGTATGACTCTTTGTCTGCACGTTATACCAAGGCTCTTGCCCGTGGCATGGCTTACACCAAGCAAACTAAGGCTGCTTCTTTGTTGAACACAGGCTTCACCACCTTTAACTCAGGTGATGGCGTCACATTGTTTAACACAGCGCATCCTACAGTTCAGGGCACCACAAACGCTAACCGCCCTGCAACTGACGCTGATTTAAATGAAACTTCACTTGAGCAAGCTGTTATTGATATTGCTGCGTTTACTGATGAACGTGGTTTGTTGATTGCTGCTCGCCCTCGTAAGCTTATCATTCCACCAGCGTTAATGTTTGTTGCAACTCGCTTGTTGGAAACAACCCAGCGTGTTGGTACAGCAGATAATGATATCAACGCACTTAACTCAAACGGGTCTATCCCAGAGGGTTATGCGGTGAACCACTATCTGACAGACAATGATGCCTTCTTCATCACAACTGATGTGCCTAATGGGTTAAAGCACTTTGTTCGTACTGCTATGCAAACAGGCATGGATGGTGACTTTGATACTGGTAACGTGCGCTACAAAGCGCGTGAGCGTTACAGCTTTGGTGTATCAGATCCATTGGGAATGTATGCTTCTCGCGGAGCATAAAGTATGCTATAAGGTGGGTACTTCATGTATTCTCCTCATGTATAACTCAGGGGCAGCTTCGGTTGCCCCTTTCTTTTTGTTTAAATATCTAGTATTGTATATGCATCCCTGACAAACACATGGTGTGTTTGACTAACCCAGACAGGAGATCAACATGGGTACTACTACTTTTTCTGGTCCTATACGGGCTGGCAACATTCGCAACACAACGGGCACTACTGTTGGGTCAGACATAGCAAACGTAGGTTATGTTGTAATGACTCAACAACATGTAATGGATATTTCTGGCGGCGCTGTCGCAGCAGAAGCCACAAATGTAGTAATCCCTGCCAACTCAAAAATCGTAGATATAATTATTGATTTAGAAGTGGCTGCTAACACCACGACAAATATTAGTGTTGGTGATACTGTAGGCGGTGCAGCGACTCTCGTTAATGCTGTCGCTTCTGGAACTACTGTAGGTATTAAGCCGTTAGGCGCTTCTGGCGGTGGTACACTTACATGGAAAAACACTGGTACATCTGATTTGAAATTAACAGCTACCTCAAGCGCAGGTACGAATGCGGGATCAGTTGTTATAACTGTAATGTATGCACAGGCATTCAATACAGCGGTCCAGCCGTAAGGAGTAACTGATATGGGTGTATCCCACATACAGGCTACAACAGTGGCAGACGCACAGGCTGCGTCTAATACTTATGTTGCCGCTGCCGCCCGACCAAACACAGCGTTTACTATTGCAAATTCTAGCTTTACTGCTGGAACTGCTAGATTGCTTACCGTTACCACTACAGGAACAGGTGATAGCGGAAAGACAGTCACTATAGTTGGGACTGATGCAAATGGTGATGCTCTTACTGAGGTGATAACATCTACTGGTGCCGCTGCGACTGTTACAGGTACAAGTTATTTCAAGACAATAACTTCAGCTACCTGTAGTACGCAGTATGCTGCTAACGTATCTGTAGGAATGGCAGCGCAAGCTGTTTCACAAATCACCAGAAACAGGGCTGTGTTAAAAGCATTCACAACAATATCAAATTCAGCAGCGCATCAGGTTGATTTTATTAGCGGTCTAACGCCAGAGAATGGTTCTGTTTTGTTTAGAACTAAAACTAGCGGCGTAAACAATGCTGCTGATGATGTTTATATACCAGATGAAGGTGTTTTATTTGAGGGCGGTCTTGTGATTAAATATCGTGTTGATGGATCTCATATGGTCACAGCCTTTGGTCATTTCTAAATAGGATAAGGTATGGCTGAGAAGAAGGGCACCATGAAGGGTCATACTATAAAGGGCGGTCACAAGCGCCCTACCAAATCTGGTGCTGGCATGACCAAGAAGGGTGTTGCTAAGTACCGTAAGGACAACCCCGGCTCTAAGTTAAAGACTGCTGTTACAGGTAAAGTAAAAAAAGGAAGCAAGGATGCAAAGCGGCGTAAATCTTTCTGCGCTCGTTCTGCTGGACAGATGAAGAAGTTTCCTAAAGCCGCTAAAGATCCTAACAGTAGATTAAGGCAAGCAAGAAAACGGTGGAAATGTTAAATGGCTATTTCTCGTTCCCAGATGGGCAGTCAACTAACAGGCAACAGAACCTCTACAGGTGATGATGCTAAAGACTTGGACATTATTCGTTTTGGCAAAGGTGGCAAGACGAAGAAGAAATCTAAAAGTCGTGTTAATGAAGCTGGCAACTATACTCAACCAGAGAAAAGAAAGCGGATATTTAACCGTATAAAGGCTGGCGGCAAGGGCGGCAAACCGGGGCAATGGTCGGCAAGAAAAGCGCAAATGTTGGCGAAGGCTTATAAAAAAGCAGGTGGAGGCTATAAAAGCTAATGGCGCTCAAGAAGTCACAGAAGAGCTTGAAGTCTTGGACGAAGCAAAAGTGGCGAACAAAGTCTGGCAAGCCATCGACGCAAGGGAGCAAGGCTACAGGCGAGCGATATCTTCCTGAGAAGGCTATCAAGTCTTTGACCTCTGCGGAGTACGCCGCTACTACGAAAAAGAAACGCGAGGCCACCAAGAAGGGCAAGCAGGTTGCCAAGCAGCCTAAGAAAATTGCAGAAAAAACCAAACGGTTTAGGAGCGTAGTAACATAATGGCTGTAGTAACCCCAGACATGCCAGAGATCTTTGAGGAAGCCTTTGAAAGGGCTGGCCTTGAAATGCGTACTGGATACGATCTTAAAACCGCACGAAGAAGTTTAAATCTTTTAACATTGGAGTGGCAGAACCGTGGTCTTAATCTCTTCACTATTGAAGCGGGTACGCTCGCTGTTACAGCGGGTACGGCAACGTATACCCTTCCTACGGACACCATCGATATCATCGAACACCAAATCCGTACAGGAACAGGTACAAACCAAATCGACACCTCCCTCGAAAGAGTCAGTGTCGCAACCTACGCCCAGCAAACCAACAAAAACACGGAAGGTAGGCCGACCCAAATCTACGTCCAAAGGCTCCCAACGGAAACAAAAGTAACTTTGTGGCCTGTTCCTGATAACACAACAGCTTACACAATATCTTACCATAGACTAAAGGGTATTGATGGGCTGTCATCTGGAGTAGGTACAACTATATCTTCTGTGCCACCTCGCTTTGTGCCCTGTTTGGTAGCTGGCATGGCTTATTACCTAGCCATGAAAAAGAACCCACAGATGGCGGTTGGACTAAAGCAAGAGTATGAGCTTCAGTATAATCTTGCAGCAGGTGAAGATGAAGAGCGAGCGTCAATAAGGTTTGTGCCCTTTAATACATACATAATGGGTGCGGGATGAGCTACGCGAGAGGCAAATATGCTTTTGGCTACTGTGATAAGACAGGGTTTAGATATCCTTTGTCTGACCTTGTTCCTGAGTTCAGCAACGGCGTTAAGACTGGATTTCTAGTTGGTCGTGATGTTGTTGATCCAGATCAGCCACAAAACTTTTTGGGCAGAGTTAAAATAAATGATCCTCAATCTCTGAGAAACCCAAGACCAGACACATCCTTGCAGGAGAGTCGTGGTCTGTTTGGGTTCAATCCCGTTTGGAACGACCTTCAGTTTATGCAGGCTGAAGTTGGAACTGTTACTATCAACATAACTTAGGAGTTAAGGCGATGATGAAGAAAAAGGGTTATAAAAAAGGTGGCGTTACCAAAAAAATGGCTGGTGGTGCAATGAAAAAGAAACCTGTAGCTATGAAAGCAGGTAGCAAGGTTACGAAGAAAGCCGCTGGCGGCAAGATGCCTATGGTCACAAAGAACGGAAAGAAAGTTCCAGCTTTTGCGGCTGATGGGGTAGGCAAGATGAAAAGGGGTGGCGTTACCAAAAAAAGAATGGGCGGCGCTATGATGAAAAAGAAAAAGGGCTACGCTAAAGGCGGTAAAACTAAAAAGTAAAGTCAACTTGGGGGGATAGATTGGCTTATTTGCAGAGTAACATACCGCACTTCAAGTGTTGGGTTCGCCGTGAGTATACTCACAACCATGAACAATACCACGGCGAGTTCTTACATGCGATGGCAATAGCGGTAACGACAATGCCAAACAGATGCTTGAGCTTTCAAGTTATCTTTACAGGATGTGAGGCAGATGAAGAAGGGGATGAGAATGTACACGGTGGCGCAATGTGGGCGAGAATGCCTATAACCGCTCTTGTAGCCGATGAGCCGCTCAATGAGTGGCCTTCTGCCATGTCTGTGCATGATGCCCAGCCTTGGGACTGTTCGTCCTACAATCACGCTGTGTACGTCTTGGATAGAGCAACACCATGTCCTTGGTTGGCAAAGATAGATGGGAATATGTATC